CGCCCTCTCGGCCAACGCCGCCCTATCGCCGGAAGTGCGGCGGATCATCCGCAATCGCGCCCGCTACGAGCGGGCCAACAACGCCTACGTCCACGGCATCTGTGTCACCAAGAGCAACGACCTCATCGGCACCGGACCGCGAATCCAACTCGCCACCGGCTACGCCGACGCCGACCGCGCTATCGGCCGAGCGTTCTTCGACTGGTCGTGGTCCGTCCGCCTGGCCGACAAGCTCCGCACGTCCACCGAGGCTCGCGTGCTCGACGGCGAGGCGTTCGCGCTCTTCTTCACCAATCCCCGGCTCGACCCGCGCGGCGTGCAGCTCGACCTTCGGCTGATCGAGGCTGACCAAGTCGCCTCGCCGGCGTACGACTACCAGCAAACGATCTCGCCGGACGGCTCGCTCGTGGACGGTGTCGAACTGGACCGGCACGGCAACGTGATCGCGTACCACGTTCTCACCTCGCACCCCGGTTCCAACTTCCTCATCGGGATCAACGAGTACGACACGATCTTTGCCGAGAACATGCTGCACTGGTTCCGGCCGACCCGGCCGGGCCAGCACCGCGGGCTCTCGGAACTGACGCCGTGCCTGCGGCTGACGGCGAACATGCGGCGCTACACCGAGGCCGTGATCCGTGCCGCGGAGATCGCCGCCGACCTCGCCGCGTTCGTCCACAGCAACTCGCCCGCCGCCCAGGTGGACGAGGTGGACGCCTTCGCGGCGATCGAGATCGAGAAGGGCACGCTCACCACGCTCCCCGAGGGCTGGGATATCTCCCAGCTCAAGGCCGAACAGCCGACCAACACGCACCAAGCCTTCACGCGGACGATCCTCAGCGAGATCGCTCGGGGCGTGAACTTGCCGTATTACAAGGCCGCCTTTGACGCGAGTTCCTACAACTACTCTTCGGCCCGCCTGGACGGCCAACTGCACGAGCAAAACGTCCGCGTCGAGCGGGACGAACTCGAGCGGGCGTGGCTCGACCGCATCTTCCGCGAGTGGCTCGACGAAGCCCTGCTCGTCCCCGGCATGATCCCCGCCGGCCTGCCGCCGGCCTCGGAATGGAATTGGGCTTGGGTCTGGGACGGCCGCGAAGGCGTCGATCCCAACAAGGAAGCCAACGCCACCGAGACGAAGCTGGCAACGCTCACGACGAGCCTCGCCGCCGAGTACGCCCGCCAAGGGAAGCAATGGGATGTCGAGCTTCGGCAGATCGCTGCCGAGCGGCAGCTCATGGCGGAACTCGGCCTGACGCTTGGCGAGCGTCCGTCGCAGCTTGTCGTCCCCGATCCCACGCAAGGAGGCAGCGCATGAGCAACCTTCTGCTCCGGGCCGATGTGCGATTCCTGAGCGCCGACGCTTACGGCGAGGCTGAAAGTCTATCGACGCCGCGGATTCCGCGGTTCTCGATGGTGGGCTACACCGGCGGCATCATCCGCCAGGCGTGGAGCCGCGAGCCGGTCGTCATCGATCTCGCCGGCATGACCGTGCCGTCGGTGATCCCGATCGTCTTCGGCCACGACTACGCCCTCGAGTCGGTCTTGGGCCAAGGCACCGGCACCGTCGGCGAGCAGCTCGTCATCGACGGGTCGATCCTCGCTCAATGCGAAGCGGCCATGCAGGTCGTCCAGCTCGGCGACCGCGGCTACCAGTGGCAAGCATCGGTCGGCGCGGACGTGGACGAGCAGACGCTCGTCGGGTCTGGCGACACCGTCACCGTCAACGGCCGGACCTTCGAGGGTCCGGTGCGAATCGTCACGCGCTCCACGCTGCGGGAGTGCTCGTTTGTCACCTTGGGGGCCGACGCAGCGACGGCCGTAGTCATTACCGCCAGTTCGGCGGGGGAGTCTCCTATGAACGACGAGACGAAGGCCGCCGACGGGATGCCGACGGGGCCAGCGCAGAGCGAAGAGCACGGCGGCGCGATGCCGACCGGACCGAGCGACGTGGCGAGTGCAGCTCCGAAGATCGACGTTCAGTCGATCCGCGAGCAGATCGTGGCCGAGGTGAAGGGCGAGCTGCTCCAGTCGCTCCGCGACGGGCGCGGCCCGGCGATTCACGCCACCAAGCCGGCCCTCGACGACGATCAGGTGACGATCGCCGCGATGCAGATGGTCGGCGGGCTCGGCAAGCAGATCGAAGCCAAGCACGGCGATTCGCCGATGGTCGAGGCCGCCGCCAAGCGGTCCCGCACGATCGGCCTTCAGGACGTGCTTCTCAGCGCGGCTCGCAAGGGCGGCTACGACGGGGCTCAGAAGGTCAACGCATCGAATGTGGCGGTGGTGCTGCGGGCGGCTTTCGCCACCCACAACATCTCCAACATCCTCGCCGCGACCTACGGCAAGTACCTGCTCTCCGGGTTCGAGGCTGTCGAGTCGGTGTGGGAGCAGATCAGCCTCGTGCGTCCGCTCAATGACCTGAAGGCCGCGACCGGCGTCAGGCTCGACGGCGGGTTCGTGTTCGACGAAGTCGGCGGCGACGGGAAGCTCAAGTCGGCTGACGCCGGCGATGCGGCCCGCACGCTCCAGGCGAAGACCTACGGCCGGATGTCGTCCATCACTCGGACCGACATCATCAACGACGATCTCGGGGCTCTGACGGCGGTTCCCCGCCGGCTCGGTCGCGGTGCCGCGCTGAAGTTCAACCAGGTGTTCTGGGCGGCGTTCGAAGCGTCCAACTCGAGCTACTTCCAGGGTGCGACGGCCGGCAGCGGCAACGCCTTGGCGATCGGCTCGGTCGAGACGGCGTACGGTGCGTATCGGTCGCTCACCGATCCGGACGGGGCTCCCCTCGGCATCACGCCGAAGATCCTCCTCGTTCCGGTGGGACTGCGGATCACGGCGGACAAGATTCAAACCGGCAACACGCTGTTGGCGTCGTCGCTCGGTTCGACCTCGTCCAAGGTGCTCGAGCCCCAGGCGAACGTGCTCGCCGGGAAGTTCGTGATCGTCGATTCGGCCTACCTCTCCTCGTCTTCGACGTGGTGGCTGGCGGCCGACCCGGCGGATCTCCCGACGATGGAAGTTGGCTTCCTGAACGGTCAGCGTCAGCCGACCGTCGAGCAGGCCGAGGCCGACTTCGACACGCTCGGCATCCAGGTTCGCGGCTACTTCGATTTCGGCGTGAGCAAGGCCGAGAGCCGCGCTTGCTACCGGATGGCAACTGCCTGAGTCGAGTCAGCGTAAACAGCACCCGTGGGCCGGGCACAGCTCCCGGCCCACGGGGTGATGTTCCACCAATCACCACCCAACGAGGTTCCGAATCATGGCGACTCTCAAGAGCGAATCGGGTGTCTGGGACTACACGCCGAGCACCGCGAAGGCGGTCGGCGATGTGGTCATTCTCGGCAAGATCGTCGGCGTCGTCTGCCGGCCGATCGCTGCCAGCGCGAAGGGCGCGATCGCCGTTCGCGGCGTCTTCACGTTCGATAAGGTCACCGGCGGCGCTCTCACTGCCGGTGCCGTGGCCTATCTCCACAGCAACCTGAAGGTGACCGGCTCCGCGACCACGACCGGCATCGCCGGCCTCGTGGCTGTCGATGCGGCAGCCGGCGACACGACCGTCGATGTCGAGCTGAACGCTGGCTCGATGTTCGACCTGAACGCCACCGGCCCCGCCTGACGCTGATTCATCCCGCAAGCCGCCGGCGGTCGCCTCTCCTCGGGCACCGCCGGCGGTCTTGTGTTTCGGAGGTGACCGATGGCCGACATGCTTTCCGACGGTGCCGCGTGGCTCGCCGACCAGTTCGCTGCGTCGGCGTCGCTCACCGTGGCATACAAGCGGGGCGCGAACTCGTCGCAGTTCCTGGCGACGATTGGCAAGAGCATGTTCGAGTCGTCGGGGCAGAACGGCGTGACGGAGCAGTGGGAGAGCAGGGACTACATCGTGAAGACGGCCGACCTGCCGTACGGCGAGCCGCTGCGGGGTGATTTGATCGTCGAGGACATCGGCGGCGTCTCGGTGTTCTACGAGGTGGCCGCGCCGAGGGGCGTGCCGCTGTTCCACTACGGCGACGCCTTCCAGCATTTGGTCCGCGTCCACACGAAGCGGACGGACAAGGATCAGACGTACATCATCACGGACCAGGGCGAAGAGATCGTCGTCCCGCTGACCGCTCAAGGGTGACCGCATGCCGCTCTTTAAGCGTGTCGATCAGTTGCCCGCGGCGACCGGCGTCACCGGCAGCGACTTTCTGATTCTCTCGCGGCCGTCCGGCCCGACGGGCACGGTCGGCACGCGGGCGGCGACGCTCTCGCAACTCCTGACGTTCCTCAACACCAACGGCGGCGCTACCGGCCCGACGGGTGCGGCCGGCGTGCCCGGAGCCGCGTCCACAGTGACCGGGCCGACGGGCGTGCCGGGCAGCAACGGGGCAGCAGGAAGCAACGGAAGTGCCGGGGCCACGGGGCCGACCGGCGCGGCGGGGGCCGCGGGCAGCAACGGAAGTGCCGGGGCCGATGGCCCGACCGGCCCGACCGGAAGTCCCGGTGCCGCCGGCAGCAACGGTGCCGCCGGCAGCAACGGCGCGGCCGGGGCCACCGGCCCGACCGGCCCCACGGGCATCGTCTTTAGCTACGGCACGGCCTACCCGACCGGCGGGAATGCGGGCGACCTTTACCTACGTCATTCGTGAGGCCGCAATGAACCTGTCCGCTCTCGCCGCGAAGATCCGCGAGCCGCAATACGCCGGGCTCTCCGACCAGCTCCTGGCCGACGCGGTCAACGGGCTCCGCGTGTCGGTTCGTCGCCCGGTGCCGACGTGGCTGGTTCGTCAGACGGCAATCGAGGGCGGCTACTGGCCCGCGCTCGTCGAGGCTCGGGAGTCGCCCACGCCGGCCGTCCGCGCTCTGGCGATCACCGTGCTGGCGTGGATCGACGACCAGTCGGGCACGATCCAGAGCGTCGATATGGACCGGCCCGCGGTGGTCAACATGAGGGCCGCGCTCGTCCAGGCGGGCATCTGTTCGCAGCCTCAAGCCGACGCGCTCTCGGCTCTGGCCGATGCGTCGATCCCGTGGACGGAATCGGTCGGGCTGCCGGAGATCGGCGTGGGGCTTATTGTCAACGCACGGAGAAACCCCAATGGCTGATCTAAAACTTGCATACGGCACCGCGAGCGATGTGACGATCACGCTGGCGAGCCTTGCGAGCGACACAAACCTCTTGACCGGCCGAGAATCCGATGTGATCGACAACACATCGCTGCTCGTCCTCGACTATCTGGTGTCGGGCAAGATCACCGCGGGCACCTCGCCAACGGCTGCACGGTCAATCGAAGTGTGGGCGGTCGGATCATGGGACGGAACGAACTGGCCGGACGTATTCGACGGCACCGAGTCCGCCGAGACGATCACGTCTGCCGACATCAAGGCGAGCGTCTGCCGGTTTCTTGCTGCAATGGCAACAGCGAACACGACCGACCGCGTCTACCATTTTGGCCCGGTGTCGCTTGCGGCTGCGTTTGGGGGCGTGCTGCCGCCGAAGGTCGTGTTGTTTATCACGCACTCGACCGGCGTAGCGCTCAACAGCACCGCCGGGAATCACCAGATTCGGCTCCAGCCCGTTTTCCAGACGATCAACTGATGTCGCGTCACGAATACCCATCACTTCGTCAAGGCCTCGTCGGCTGTTGGGTGCCGTCGCTCGGAGCCAGCGGCCTGTCGTTGATCGACCGGAGCGGGCGGAACGCGCACGGGACGTTGTCCAACATGGGTGGCCAGACCTCGTGGCAGCCCGTGGCTGGTGCGCCGGCGGTAACGCTCGACGGCACGAATGATTTTTCTTTGTCGTCTGATCGCACGGGGCTTGCCGGAAACGTGCCTTGGTCTGTGGCGTTCTGGTTGTACAGCAGCGCTACAGGCGGCACGGTGATCTACTCCGGCGGTGGATCATCGGCTGGGCTCGGCATTCTCGTTCGATTGGGCACATCGGGAGGCCTGTCCTATTCCGGCGGAACAACGAATTGCACAATCGGCAATGCGTTCGATTTAGGGAAATGGACGCATGGCGTGTTTGTTTACCCAGGAACCGTCATCCGCGAAACGATCTACTACAAGAATGGGGTGCGACTCGGAACCGTCTCCGAAAGCCCGGCGAATGCTGCAAACGTGGCGGCGAACTACGTGCGACAGTCTGTATGGCTCGGATCGCTTTCCGGTACAGGGCAATTCCTCAACGGTTCGCTCGACGACGTGCGCCTCTACAACCGCTCGTTGACTCCATCCGAGATTCACCTTCTCGCCAGCCGTCGCGGGATCGGGCTGACGCCGCTGCCGGATCGTGCGGCGGGGCTGCCGCGGAAGCTGAGCGTCAACGTGGGAGGAACGTGGCGGGCGGCGGATGCATACCTCAACGTGGGCGGAACGTGGAAGCTCGGGCAGGCGAGCGTGAACGTGGCGGGAGTCTGGAAATGAGCCTGCTTGGATTCTTCCGCCGACCCGATCCCGGCCTTGTCGCAGCGGGCGTGCCGCGTTCGAGCAAATGGCCGCCGTTCCTCAAGGCGTTCCTGCGGGGCAAGACCTGCGTCTGCTGCGGGTCGCGGGGACCGCTCACCGGCCACCACAAGCTGCCGTTTTCTTTGCGGCCGGACCTCGAATTAGTGGAATCCAACGTCGCCCCGATCTGCGACGGCACCGACTGCCATCTTGTCATCGGCCACATGAAGGACTTCAAGCTCTACAACCCCGACTTTGACGCCGATGCTGCGGCCTTCCTCGCCAAGCGGATGGCCGCGAAGAAGGCGCAGGGGCGCTGACGCACCCCCTCCGCCCGCCCGGCCCCTCCCGGCACGATTGCCAGCCGAGGAGGACGATATGCAAGAACATCTTCACGCCCTAGCAATCCACGCCTTTTACTGCGGCGAAATCGATACCGGACGACGAGCAAGCGACCGGCTTCTCAACATGCCGCTGCCGGACGACCTCGAGCGGCAGGCTCGGGCCAATCGCACGTGGTACACGCCGCTCCTCGCCGAGCTGGCGTTCCACACGCCCCGACGGATCGAAGTCGAGCCGGCGCACGCCGGCTGGACGACCTTCAACCCGACGATCCTCGCCGACGGCACCGGCCTCCTGGCGATCGTCCGGTCGAGCAACTACCAGATCGACGCCGCCGGGCGGTACGTGATCCCGCCGGAGGACGCTGGGGCGATCCGCACCGAGAACATCCTCTGCCGGATCGACAGGGACGGGAACGCCTACGACGCCAAAGTCATCGTCCCGCCGGCTTACGAGCCGAACGGCTACCCGGTCCACGGGCTGGAAGACTGCCGGCTCCGGCGGACGCCCCGCGGCGTCAGCGTCTCCGCGACGGTCCGCGACGCGGCACCGTGGACGGGGCAGTGCCGGATCGGCGTGGCCGACCTCGACGTTGGCGAGGCCCGCTTGCACGGGCTCCGGGTGCTTGAGTGGGAAGGGCTCGGCGTCCACGAAAAGAACTGGATGCCGCTGCACGGCCAGGACGGCTGGCTGTACGCAGCGAACCACGGCGGGCAGACGGTCACGGTGGCGGCCGACGCCGACATGCCGGGCGTGTACGAGGTGGCCGGCCGCGGCGCGGCCCCGCACCTCGCCAAGGGCTTCCGGGGCGGCGGGCAGCTCGTGCCGGTCCGCGGCGGCTGGCTGGCGATCGTTCACGAAGTGGCACACATCGAAGACGGCCGGCGGGCGTACGAACATCGATTTGTCTGGTTCGACTCGGAGTTCACGATTCGCCGGTGGTCGCCGCTGTTCGCGTTCAAGGGCACCAAGTCGATCGAGTTCGCCGCCGGCCTGGCGGCGCTCGACGGGCAGATCGTGGTGGCGTTCGGCGTCAACGACGCTGAAGCGTGGACGACTTCAATCGCAGAGGAGGACGTATGCGAACTGCTCGCGCCTGTCTCGTGACCGGATATATCCGTTTGGATCTACCCAACCGCTCGCACGACGAATACGAGCGGCTGGGTGGTCAACTGCTTTCCGCCGCCGATGTTCCGGCGGTCGTGTTCACCAACTGCGACCGCGTGAAATACAGGAGGCACGTCAGTCTCTCGACCGTGGTACTAGACGCCTCCGTCAAGGACTGCTGGCACTACCACCTCTCTGCGGGTGCCGAACTGCCGCTCGGGAATCCCGGCAAGGACACGAGAGAGTTTCACGCGATCCAGCACCAAAAGACTGCCTGGGTGGCGGACGCGGCGAAGATCACCGACGCCGACGTGCTTGTCTGGATGGACTTCGGCTTGCTCCACGTGCCGGGGATCACGGCCGACATGGTGCCGGCGTTCCTCGAGCGTGCCGCCGCGTCGGCCCCGCGGGACCGGGTCGGGATGGCGTCGATCTGGGGGCCGCCCCGGCGGATTCCCGATTGGCGGTCGGTCGAGTGGTGGTGTGCCGGCGGCGTGTTCACGGTGCCGCGGTCGATGGCGTTCGCGTGGCACGACGCAGTCGTCGATCGGGCTACGGCGATCCGGGCAGCCGGGCACGTGACGTGGGAGGTCAACACGTGGGCAACGGCCTGGGCGAGTTGGAACGTCGTCCGGCCGTGGATGTGTGACCACAACGAAACGATTCTGGAGGCGGGGCCGTGAATGACTACGTCGTCGTGATCCCGACGCGCAACCGCTACCGGCTCTGCCTGCGGGCAATCCGGTCGGCGCTCACGCAGACCGTCCCGCCGGCGGAAGTCCTCGTCGTGGACGACGCCTCCGACGATCAGCGGTATCAGTGGCTTGAGGAGATCGTGGGCAGCCCGCGGCTGACCGTCCTCCGGCGAGCCGTGTCGAGCCGCGAGGAAACCGGGGCGGGGTTCGCCGTCGGCACCGTCCGAAACGAAGCGATCCGGCACGTGCTTAAGATCGGGTTCAGCGGCTGGGTGGCGTTCCTCGACGACGACGACGAATGGATCGGCACCAAGGCGGCTGTCCAGTTCGCCGCGGTCGGCTCCAACGGCCGGTACGGCGTTCTCTGCGCGAACGCCTTCAACCGCGACCCTGACGGCGTGGTCAGCGGCTACCACCACGGGACGCAAGGCGTCCAGATCACCGACACCACCCGCGACGTGACCGCGATCTGCCGGGCCATGAATCCCGTGATCAACTCGACCGCGATGATCCACACGAAGATCGTCGAGCGGCTTGGCGATCAGCAAGCCGTCGGCTTCGGCGAGGACTGGGACTACTGGCAGCGGGCTTCCAGGCTCACCGGGATCATGCGGGTGGAAGAGCCGCTGGCGTGGTACACGGTCGGCAATCCGAAGGAGTACACCCTGTGAGAATCGGGATCTACGCCCTCGCCAAGAACGAGTCGAAGCACGCGGAAGCGTGGGCCGCGGCGACCGCCGACGCCGATGTCCGCGTCGTCACCGACACCGGCTCAACCGACGACACCGTCGAGCTGCTCCAGGCGGCCGGCGTGACGGTGGCCCGGTCGTACGTCGTGCCGTGGCGGTGGGATGTGGCTTGGACGCAGTCGCTCTGCAACCTTCCGCCGGATGTCGATGTGGCGTTCCGGGTCGATCTCGACGAGCGGCCCCAGCCGGGCTGGCGGGCGGCGATCGAAGCGGCGTGGGACGGCAAGGCCAATAATCTCGTCTACGACTACTGGTGGTCGATGGACGACGCCGGCCGTCCGCTCCTGCGGTTCCACTGCGACCGTGTCCACGCCCGGTCGGGCTTCGTCTGGCGGCAGGCCACGCACGAAGGGCTCGTCTGCTGGTCGGGCGAGAAGGTGCAGCGGAAGTGCGACGGCCTGGTGGTCGAGCACCACCGCGACAAGGGCAAGGCCCACAAGACCGACCTCGATCTGCTGAAGGTCGCGGTCAGCGAGTCGCCGGCCGACGCACGGGCACGGTGGTACTACGCTCGCGAGCTTGACTACGCCGGCATCCCGACGGCGGCGGGCGAGTTCGCGGGCTTCCTGAAGATGCCCGGCGGATCGCCGACCGAGCGTGCGTACGCTCTTCGCCGGCTGGCGTCGATCACCGGCGACGGGGCGTACCTCGAGCGGGCTGCGAAGGAGTCGCCCGGCGAGCCGGACGGGTGGGAACGGCTGGCGCTGGCGGCTCACCACGGCGAGGACTGGCCTCGGTCGCTGGAGTTCGCTGAGCGGGCAATTGCCTCGCCGGTCAGCACCCACGCCACCGACCCGCTGTCGAAGGCCAGGGCGGCAGAGTTGGCGTCAATCGCTCTTTGGCACCTCGGCCGGAAGGCGGACGCCCTGACGCATGCCAGGGCCGCGGCGGCACAATTGCATTGGGACGAGCGGATCGTCGGCAACGCAGCGGCAATGGAGGCGAGCCTGTGAGCATCCAAGCGGACATCATCACGGCGCTCGTCGCCTCGCTCGACGCGGTGACGTTCACGGCGACGGCCGCGACGGTCACCGTCGAGACGAAGAACTTCCCCCAGTACGACATCGAAGACCTTGCCGACCCGGTGATCTGCGTCACCGACGGCTCGATTGAGTCGGAGCGGATCGCCCGGTCGTCGCACATGCGCGATTACGCGGTCGAAATCTACCTTGCCCGGCACACGCCGGAAGAGGCTGACTGCGACGTGATGCTCGAGATGCTCGAGGAGTTGCTCGGCTACCTCGAAGACCACAACTGGCCGGGGATCACGTGGCCGACCGGCGTTACGTCGCCGCAGACGATCGTGGTTGAGAAAAACCCCGGCGATGCGTTGCAGGAGCGGAACGTGTGGCGGGCGGGGATCGTGGTGACGTTCCGGGTGCCGAGGAGTCACTGATATGACCGAGGTCGTCCGCATCAAGCTCGAGGGGCTCGGCACCGGGAAGGTGACGGGGCGGACGAAGTTCAAGTGGGGCCACGTCCTCGACCGCATGTCCGCCGGCCGGCAGAAGGCTCTGAAAATCGCCGGTGCCGAAGTGCGGCGCGGCGTTCAACGGTCGATGTCCAACCGCAAGCCGCAGATGGAAAAGCTCGTGGAGATCGGCACCGTTGAAGGGCAGCGGCTCGTCGCACGACGGACGCAGTTTGCCAAGTCGGACAGGGTGACGAGTTGGAAGACGGCGCAGTTTCCGAAAGGCTTCCTGCGGTCCGACATCCAGTACGACTACGACAGCTCGACGGACAGCGTCGTCGTTGGGCCGGCGAAGCTGCCGAAGCTCAACAAGCTCCACGAAGTCGGCGGCACGATCAATCTGTGGTTCGTGAAGACTGCCGCCCCGGCGAAGGTGCCGCGCAGGTTCTCTGGCGGGGCCGTGTTCGGGATCACGTCGAACCGGCCGATCGGCAAGCAGTCGATCAAGCTCGGGTCGCGCCGGGTGAAGGCTCGCCGGTACATGGCGCAGGGCTTGAAAAACGGCATGGCGAAGATCCCCGAGGCGTTTCGGGACGCGATCACCGGCCCCTGACCCGCCACACCCCCTCCGGCCTTGCCGCCCCGCCGCCGACGATAGAGCCACACCCCTACGCGGAGGCTCTCATGGCCGGCGAAACGATCGTGCTCGGCAAGAACGTCACGTACACGGGCATCTCCAACGTCAGCGACGGGTCGATCACGACGACGTTCACGGAGATCGACAAGACCAAGTCCGGCGACACCGAGCGGACGATTCTGCGCGGCTGGGCCGAGCAGACGCTCGACCTGACCTGCATCGACGCGCCGGGCGTGACTGTCGGCAGCGTCGTCTCCGTCAGTGCCTCCGGGGCCAACGGCCACAACCTCTCTTCCGTGAAGTTCTTGGTCACGAGCGTCAGCCAGTCCGAGCCGCTCGACGACAAGGTCACCTTCTCCGTTTCTTGCACCCGCGGCGTCCAATAAGGAGCGATCGACATGGCAGTAGCTCTCGGTCGGGACGGCGGCGCACCAACTGGCGGCAACGGCGCGACGGGCGTTACCGCGGTGACGTGGAACCAAGAGTCGACCGCGATCGACGTGACGCACCGCGGGCTCGTCAATGCCAGCGGCATTTCGTACAAGGCGGCTACCGGCGGATTCATTACCCGCACCGCTGAGATTGAGTGCCTCGACGCCACGGCGGTGATCTCCAGCCTCGCCGGTGCCGGCACCGGCTACATCGTCACCAACGTCTCGGAGAATCGGCCGCTTGACGGGCCGGTGACGTTCACGCTGACGGCGAAGAAGACCTCCTGACCACGAGGGGGCGGCATGGCGATCTCTCTCGGGCGTGACGTTGTGGTGACGTGGGACGGCGTGACCGTTCCTGGCGTCCGCGACGTGCAGGTGAGCGTTACCGGCACCACGCGAGAGATTACGCCCTTTGGCAGCCGGGCGACGTTCTCGTACCACACCGGCTACGGGGTGTCGATCAGCATCGACACAATCGACGACGCCGCGGCTACGACCGCCATCGCGGCAGCCATTGCCGGCACTGAGATCGCTGTCGTCGTCGCCGGCTATTCGTTCTCGGCGGTCGTCGCCAACGTCAACGACTCGATTCCCCTCGACGACGCTCGGGGGTGGTCGATCCAGATGACGAAGACCCAAACAGGACTGCGCACGTGAAAGAGTTTCGAGATGACAAGGGTCGGCCGTGGTATGTCTCGCTGACGGTGTCGTCGGCCGCCCGCGTGAAGGACTTGGTCCGCGTGGTGCTGCCGCCGAAGACGGCCGACGAGCCGGCCCCGACCGAGGCGGTGCCGTTCGACTTGATCGACGCCGGCGAGATCGCCCGCACCTTCCAAGTTCTCCGCAGCAACTTCTCCGCCCTGGGCGAGACGCTCTACGCGATCCTCTTGCCGGCGATCGAGAAGGCCGGGATCACCAAAGAAGAGTTTCTCGACGCTCTTCGCGGCGAGCCCCTCGAGCAAGGAGGGCTGGCAGTCGAAGAGGAGCTAATCGCTTTTTTCCCCCCGCGCCTCCGCGGCGTGGTGACCTCGCTGTCGGCTCGGATGACGGAGCTGGCCGACGAGGTGACCAAGCAGGCGGAGGCGGCCCTGCGGACTCCTGGGCCGTCGTCTGGGAGTGTGCCGGCATCACCGGACTCGACCCGGACAACCGCACCCTCCGACAGTTGATGGCGGCCCGCGATGCTCGGCTTGAGTCCGATTGGTGGCACACGGCACAGCAGCTCGCACAGTTTTACAACGCGAATCGTGGCCAGGGTAAGCCGGCAGTCGAGGCCGCAAAGTTCAACCCGTTCACGAAGGCCAGACCGACACCGAAGAGAGAAGCGACCCAAGCCGACCTCGAAGAACTGTTCGGCCCCGCCGGAGGATGACAAATGTCAGCGTCAGCAGTCCGCGGCGGTCAGGTCTATATCGAGATCGGTGCTGATTCGTCCAGGGCGATCGCGGCTCTCGGCAGAATCAACGCCGTGGTCGGCAAAATGGGCGGCGGTTTGGCGAAGCTCGGCACGTCATTCATGGCGGCGGGCACTGCAATCGTGGCACCGATTATGGCCGCCGGCATGGCGTTTTCCAGCCAGAACGAGGAAGTGCTTCGGGCTCAGAAGTCGTTGCTGTCGCTCGGCGAGTCGGTCGGGCAGGCAGTCGCTCCGGCGATCGTCGGAGTGGCAAACGCGATCGCCGGCATGGCTGACGCTGCGGCCCGGTTCGTCCGTGACAACGAGCAGCTCGTCCGCCAGGTGCTTGCGGTCGGCGGGGCTCTGGTCGGAGTCGGGGCGTTGATGTTTGGGTTCGGAAAGACGATGTCGATCGTTTCCTTCACGGTTGCCAACTTCTCCAAGCCTTTGATGACGGTCATGTCGATCGTCATGGCACTGGCTGGTCCGGCACTGGCCGTGGCCGCGGCACTCGGCGGAATCGCCTTCGCTGCGAATGCCGCAGGCGTCGATCTCGGAAAGCTCGTGCAGTCGGCCGGTGCTCTTGGGGGCGTTTTTTCCGGCCCCATCAACGACGCGAAGGCGCTGCTCGCCGACCTCGGCGAGACAACGTCAACGACGATCACCGGCATCTACAACTCGATCGCGGCCGGGGACATCGCCGGGGCTATCGACATCCTCTGGGCTGGCGTGAATGCGGCGTGGCTCCGCGGGCAGGCGGCGATCATGGGGGTGATCGATCCGTGGGTGAGTCTGATCCAGAACACCTTTGACGTGCTCGGCACGTACGTCGTGAGCGGGCTTGACCTGCTGTCCACCGATGCCGGGAACGCTGTCCGGAAAGTCTCGTCGGTCGTCATGGGCATCTTCGACGAGCTTGCCAACGGCGTGATGGCGACGTTCGACATGATGATCGGCAACATCCAAAAGGCATGGATTCGGATCACCGGCTTCCTGCAAGGGGCGACCGACACGCAAAGCAAGCTCGACGCCATCGACAAGGAAAACCAGTCGAGGGCCGATCAGCGCGGCAAGGATCGCCCCGGCCTTGCCGCTCGCATGAATGAGGCGATCGGCACCAACGCCACCGAGTCGCAGGCGGCAAGGGATCGCCAGTCCGCTGCGATGTCGGACCTTGATAGGCGGATGATGGGCCGCGAGGACGCCAACCGCCAGCGTGCCGCCGACCGCATGGCGGCCGTCGATCAGGCGAAGACGGCTCTCGATCAGAAGGTGGCCCAGACATCCGCCCCGGATGGAATCAAAAAGCCAGAGACGGGAAGCATGTCTACCAGCATCGCCGGCACCTTCTCGGCGACCGCGGTCGGGCAGATGGGTGGCGGCAACGTGCAGAAACAGCAGCTCGACGCGCTGCTGAAGATTCAGGCCGGCATCGACCAAGCGAACCGCGTCGGTGGCATCGTCGCATGAGGTGGTAGATGGCTCTCACATGGATCGAAGACAGCAGCTCGAGGTCGTCAACGATCTTCCGTCTCGGGCGGAAGGACGCGAGCACCCGTACCCGCGTTTTCAACGTCTTCGGCACCACCAACGAAGACGTGCTCCATGCCGACGCCAACCAAAGGATCTCCGCTCAGTATCAGTACTGGCAGTACCCCGGCCAGCCGACGGTCAAGCTGCGGGCCGAGTCCTACAGCGTCGAGTACCAAGGCGACGACTCGTGGAAGGTCACGATCAACTACGAGAAGATCGGGGCCGACGATTCGACGCAGACGGCACCGCTCAAGCGGGCACGCTCTTTCGACACCTCGGGCGGCACGAAGCACGTCACCGAGTCGGTGACCGGGGCCGACAAGGCAGCGTATGCCGCCGGAGGCACGACGCCGACTTCGATGGGCGGGGCGATCGGCGTCGATGACAACGGAGTAAACGGTGTCGATGTCGTAGATCCGGCTCTTCAGTGGCAGGAGTCCTACGACGTTCCATCCAACTACGTCACGTCGGCGTACATCCGCAATCTGGCGATTCTTACCGGCACTGTGAACGAGGCAGCCTTCCGCGGGTTTGCCGCCGGCGAGGTGCTATTCGTCGGTGCTTCCGGCAGCCACGAGTGGGATGACCAGCGAGGATACGGCCCGTGGTCGCTCTCGTTCAAGTTCGTGGCGTCACCAAATGCCGGAGCGGGGAAGACGCTGCCGGCGTTGACCGTTGACACCATCACCGGGATCGAGAAGGGCGGCCACGACTACCTCTGGATTCAGTTCGCCAAGATCGAGGACTCCGCGAAGGCGCAGATGGCCCGCCGGCCGTTCGCCGTCTACGTGGACAAGGTCTACAAGGACGGGGACTTCTCACTGCTTGGGATCGGAGTCGCATGAGCGAAGGACGAATCCAACCCGGTCCGGTGCGAGGGCAGCTATCCGCCCGTGCGTGGAACCGCGCTCAGGACGCCGCAGACATCGTCCTGGGGCAGCGATCCGACGGCACGGCTGCGGGCCCGTCCGACGGCCCCAAGCCGTACACCGCGATCCTGGCGAAGAACAACACCACCGGCACCGTCAACCGCTGGGGCGTCCTCTCCGTCGCCGGCGTTGTGTTCACGCCCTCGGGTGCGACCGGCAACGCGACGCAGCAGTTCCAAGATCAGCCGGTCTTGAGCGGCGGCCTGCCGACTGGCGGGTCGTCATTCGTGGTTGCGGTCGAGCCGATCGCGGCCGGGAAGATCGGGCGAGTCGCGGTCGCTGGCGTCGTTCAAGCCAAGATCAACGTCGTCGCCGAGTCCGACACGTTCGCCACGGCGAAGGACGGCGACTTGACGCAGCTCACCTCGGCGTCGAGCGGCGAAGCTCAGATTCTCTGGAAAGAGTCCGGCACCGGGGCGAGCAAGTGGGCCATCGTGCGGTTCGGCGGGGCTGGCGGGGCGTCGATCCGGCTCGGGAAGGTCACGGGCACGTGGTCGAAGAACGCCACGGCGAGCGTGACGCATTGGAAGGGCGACGGCTCGCAGGCTGTCACCGGGACCAGCGGGCCGGCGACGTTTACCGCGATCAACCGGGCGCAGACCGTGACGGGGCCGACCGGCGGGTATTGGGTCGGATGCGAGAGCATCGACGGGACGTGGCACCTTGAATGGGCGGAGTGCGTGTAATGCTGCTTGGGGGAAAAGGCGGCTGCCAGCAATGCACGTGCGTGCCGTGCGACGCATGCACCCGCACATGCACCGAGCCGCACACCGGCACCGCGTTTGAGCCTGTCTACACCCGCTTCTTTGAAGGTGTTGAGGTGGGCAATCCAACCGACGGCTACCTATCAGCGTCGGGTGATTCAGACACGTCCGACCCGTACGACGGGATGGACGGTACCGGCCCGTGGTTTCAGCAGGTCGGCGGCGGTTTCAGCGACGGCGGCAGCTACGGCGGTGGGACGCGGTTCCCCTGCACGTATCGGTTTTCTTTCTGGCGCAGCAGCTACACGCTTGGAACGGCGACGATCCCGCCGGCATCAACGGCTCTCACCGAAAACGTCATCACGGTGACCGTGTCTACAGGCGCAGTGGTGTTTCCCGATGGCCGAGTCATTACTTCGGCGGATGGCGCGGTAACGCTTACATCGGTGCCGCTGGTGTCGGGCGGCGCATTGGCGGCCGATCCCAGGACCAACGACGGCACGGTGTCATTCGCTTTGCAGTGCCAGAACACCGAAACGACGTTCAGCGTGCAGGCGAGAATTGAGTGGAACACGCAGAAGCGGCAGCACGTTCTCTATGGGATCGTGCGGGAGTGCTATGAGGACGGGACGCCGTGCGCGACGGTGTGCAGTGGGAGTCCGCCGCCGGAAACAATCTATCTCACTATCAAGAACGTATCTCTCAGCGACGGAGTCACTCTTGATGGGTTTGCGGGAACGTACGCAATGCACCGTATCCCAAACTTTTGTGAGACTTATGCTTCAGAGACTTCGGCAGGATGTACTGGTTCTGGCCTCGCGTTTGATTATGTGTACGCAACGTGGACAGCGATAAACGGCAGTAGTCCGTATGGCGTAAACCGTCCTGCAACTAAATCAGGGCAGACGCTGTGCTCTCGCGTGACCTTTAGTTGGTACAACGCAACCCCGGTTCCGATTTGCGGGACTGGTTCAATTAAGTCAGGGTCATCGGGCGCGGTGACAGTCATCAATCCTTCCTTTTCTGCTACTGGCACGTTCGACTGGGAGATCAGCGCATGACCCGCTGCGACCTCTCCGCCCCCGACGCGACCTGCCCCCGCTGCGGCTTCGTGTCGAAGTTCCGCAACGCGATCCGCCAATGCCGCAAGCCGCTGCCGACGACCTGCGGCCCCGGCTGCCAACTCCGCCGGACGCTCGCATGGTTCGTGCGTGACGACGGGAAGTGCGGCTGCACGGAGTACGCGGCGGAAATGGACCGGGACGGCCCCGACGGCTGCGAAGCCCGGATTGGCGAGATCGTCGCCCACCTCGTCGAGCAGGCCGCGAAGAAGTCGGTCTTGCTGGGTGCCGTGCCGTCGGCCGCCATCCTTGTCGTTGTCCAAAGGGCGATTGAAGCCGCCAGGGCGGAAGCCGCCGCCGCCACACCCCCGCCGGGGTGACCGTCCCCACCGTCACGATTGACCGCGGAGGCGAGCATGGCGAAGCGATCCTGCACGGTCCACATCGGCCAGAAGAAGTGGAAGATTCGCATCTGCAAGGTGCCGGCCGACCGGCTCGGCGACTGCAACGACGAGACGGGCACGATCCGCGTCTCGGAGAAGTTGGTGGGCGTGGACTTCGTTGAAGTCTTGCTGCACGAGCTGATCCACGCTCGGTGGTGGTGTCTCGACGAGGGTGAGGTGACGGAGTTCGCGGAAGAGGCGTCGGCCGTTCTTGAGGCGTTCGGGGTGACCCGCGAGGAGGACGAGGATGGCTAGACGCCGCACCTATGACGGTGACGAGATCACGCCAATTGTCCGCCGGATCGTCGAGGCACACCCGGACGCGCCGGCGCGGACGCTCGCCCGCCGGATCGTCGCCGAGACGAACGGGGCACTGACCCTTGAGCAGGCGAGGACGCGGGTGCGGATCGCCCTGGGGCTTACCGGAGATGCGAAGCGGAAGGAGTCGAAGACGAAGCACCTGCACCGCGACCCGCGGCCGGCCGGCCAGAGGCTGGCCATGCCGCCTTCGCAGGCCGAGCCGTGGCTGCCGTTCGACCTCGGGATCGTCGGCAAGGTCGGCATCCTGTCCGACATCCACGTGCCGTACCACGACGAGACGGCGCTCCGGGCCGCTGTCGATCACCTCCAGGGCGAGAAGATCGACGCGCTGCTGCTGAACGGCGACTGGGCCGACTTCTACTCGATCAGCAGGCACGAAAAGAATCCCAAGCTGCGCAACTTCCGCAACGAGCTGGCTGCCGGCCGCGATCTGTTGAAGTGGATTCGCCAAGAGTTTCCCGACATGCGGATCGTGGCGAAACTCGGGAACCACGAAGAGCGTTGGGAAAAGTGGCTGTGGGAACACGCCCCGGAGATTTCCGACGACCCGATTATGGGCATCGACAACTGGTACGGATTCCACAATCTCGGCATCGAACTGGTGGCCGACAAGCGAATCATCCTCTGCGGTGCGTTGCCGGTGCTGCACGGGCACGAAAAAGGCAACGGGATCAGCTCGCCGGTGAATCAAGCCCGCGGGGCGTTCATGCGGCTGCACCACACCGTGCTCGAGGGCCACGGGCACCGCACCAGCACACACTCCGAGCCTGACATGATGGGATCGGAGACGGTGTGCTTCTCGACGGGCTGCTTGTGTGACATGCGGCCGGCTTACGCACGGCTCAACAAG